ATTGCCAAGGACGACTTTATGGATGGTGCATTAGTATTGAGACTACCTAACATTACCAACATTGTATACGGTAGAGATGTTGGATACAAGATTGAACAAGTAGATTTGGGGGCAGACATTCATGCTATATCGGCTACGCAAAAACGTAAAGAGATGGGTATCTAAGGTCTGGAACTTGATTACTAAGCCAAACAATATAGAGTGGCCGTCATGAATGTATCTAAACAAAGATCAGCATTAAAAGCAATTACTTGGCGTATAATTGGAACAGCAGATACATTTGCTATTGCTTGGCTTATAACCAAAGAGCCAGTTACAGCAGGTGCAATCGCAAGTTTCGAGGTAGTTACAAAGACAATCCTTTATTACTTCCATGAGCGTGGTTGGAATAAAGTTAAATGGGGGAGAAAATAATGTTTGAATATTATGTAAAGAAAGTAACAAAGGTCGTTGATGGAGATACAATCGATGTCGATATTGATTTAGGGTTTGACATTTCTTTTAGTTCAAGAGTAAGACTGGCTGGTATTGATACCCCTGAGTCTCGCACTACAGACAAGGCTGAAAAGGTCTTAGGACTGGAAGCAAAGGCTTATTTGAAGGCTGCTATTGATTCTGCCAAGGTTGTCGTTATCAAGACAGAGAAGATGAACTCGTCTGAAAAGTATGGTCGTATTTTGGGATGGGTTTACCTTGACGGAGACACCGTTTCTCTTAATGACAAGATGATTAATGATGGTCACGCCTGGGGCTATATGGGAGAGACAAAGGTTAAGGACTTTGATGCACTTGCTAAGGCTAGAAAGAAATCTGGAAAGTGATTAACATCCTTTATTTTACTGCAGAATGGTGCAACCCTTGTCAAAGGACTAAGCCAATAGCAGAAGAACTTCATTCTGAAGGAGTCATTAATTTTCAATTTATTGATGCTGACTCCGAAGTCGATATGGTAAAGAGGTTTGCAATAAAGTCTGTGCCAACATACATACTGATTGAAGATGGCAAAGAGGTCAAGCGTATGAACGGTGCAAAAACACGAGAACAGTTTTTGGAGTTTATCAGTGAGTGATCCAGATGAAATCATAAACGAACTATTACTAAAAGGTGGGCTAGAGTTTGCTGGGGTAGATCCAGAGACTGGAGAGCCTATGTATAGGCCAACCAGCATATTAAAAAACATTGATCCATCACTAAGTAAAGATATGTCTTCTTATTTTTCAGCAACAACTATGAGTTTATGGCAAAAAGGATTTATTGATATGGATGTTACTATTGAAGACCCTATAGTCAAACTGGCTGAAAAATCATTTGATATAGATGCAGTCAACTCACTAGCAAAAGATGAAAGAGTTGTTATTAAAGAGATAATTAGAGTTCTTTCAGAAAAAAAGTGATACAATGAATGCTAGGAGCGTTTATGAATAACTGGTATGGTGCTGCTGGGCTAACTGTAACTATCTTATTAGTTTTGGCTACCTATGTTTTTGCATCACGAGACAAAGGCAGTTCTAACATAGTCAGCCAGTCCATGCTTCTTTACAGGTTTAACAGCGGTAAAAAGTATTCAAGAAAAATAATAAACAAAACACAGTCAAAAAAGCATTATGACAAAACCAATGTAAAGGTTATTATCTTGGATAACCAAGCATACTGGATCAAAGATAATATTTTTTACAGAGCACCAATAAATGGTCAGTCAATTGATAAAGAGTCTGCAGAAGAAGTTGACACGATACACATGGATAAGGTACAATTAGATAAGATGCTGTTTATAATGGACAAACTAAGAGAAGGGATTAACGATGATAGTAGGGGTTCAGGGGACAAGTAGTTTTGACAACTATAATATATTCCTCAGATCAATGGCCGTTGCCCTTTCTGAACTAGAAGAACAAGACAAAGACTTTATTATTTATTCTGCAGGACCAAATAACATAAACATGATGGCTATGGAGTTTGCAAACTTATCTGAAAGAGGAATGAAGTCAAGAAAAAAGAACATTAAGTTCTTTAAGGTTACTTCTGAATGGTTAGAAGAAAATATAAAAGATATAAATCATTTTGCTTTTCTTTCTAATCCAAAAGAGCCTGTTTCAAAGATTGTTCATTTATCAAAACTAAATAATATAAATACAAACGTATATAACTTTTAAGGTGTATACATCATCTGTGCAAAGCACACAACAGAACGGGAACAACATGAAAACAATTAATTCTTTAAGTGTTATGGAATCAATCGTAACCAACAACAAGCAACTGTCTTGGGATGGTTGGACAGTAGTCGAAACATTTCCATCAGAAAAGGCATACTTTTCAAAGTTTGGAATATACAAAAACAATAAGTGGCAAATGAAAAAAGAGTTTGTTCCTTCTAGTCAAGGGTGGGAAATTCCAGATAAGTATGTGAAGTAAATGAACAAGTATAAATGGAAAGATAATGCCATATGTTTAGATTATGACACAAACTTATTTTTTGATAAGTATGAAGAGGATGAACTACTTAGACCAGCAATAGATGCACTTTGCTCTGGATGCTCTGTTAGAAAAGAATGTTTTTCTGTTGGAATATCTGGCAAAGAATGGGGAGTTTGGGGTGGAGTATACTTAGAAAATGGAGAAGTCTCTAAGGAGTTTTCTAGCCACAAGAGTAAAACTGACTGGGGTAAAACCTGGCAATCGTTAACTATGGAGTGATATGTATACAGATGAAATGAAAAGAGCCTTCAGATCTTTACACTGTCCAAAAGGTTTCTCTTTGCAGATTGTAGATAATGATAACTTCTTAACTGTAAAGGCAAAAGAAAAAGACTTTATGTCTTTGGATACAGTTGAAAAGAAAAAAGAAGCAATAGAGTATATGATTCGTGTAAAGAAAGCCCTTGAGGATAATGGTGCAATTGTGCTATTAGTTAGAGAAGGTGGGGTAGAGTTGTGATTGAGTCAATCTTGGTTGGAACATTTGTATTTTTAACGCTACTATTCTTGTCATTGTATGTTGTGCAGGTAAAAAAAAATAGAGCAATACTTGCAAACACTCTACAACTTTTAGTTATGCAACAATCTTTAAACGAGGAAAGTAAAACAGACAAAGAAAAATCAAATGAGGACTTTTTAAAATTTGTTTCAGACTCAAGAGATTGGGCATATCAATACATAGATGATGTCCAGTCATCACTAAATAAATTTATTAGTGATATTGAGCCTGAGATAGCCTACTTTGACGAGTACGGGGTTGTAGGATCAGCATTTCCACACTACCACTCAATGAAGAAAATTTCTGGGGCCTACAAAGAACTAAAGAAACTGCTACCAGAAGACTATGATAGAATAGGGTAATGATCGTCCTGAAAAGCATAAAGAACCTTAACCTTTTTATATGTGAAGAGGAATTATGTCAGGATGAGAGTACACATGTTTGGGCAAGTTCTGAAAGCAGAATAGTCGACTTGTGTGATTTACATTATAGTCAAGCAATAAAATCCTAGGAGGAAAAAATGAACGAACAAATTAAAGCAGCACTAGCGTCATACGGACGATCAGTACTTGGAGCAGCAACAGCAATGTATGCCTCTGGTGTGACAGATCCACAGACACTAGCATACTCACTACTTGGTGCACTTGTGCCAGTTGTATTGAGAGCAGCAAACCCTTCAGACACCGCATTTGGAAAGATGCCATCGGTAGATGAGGTAGATAAGGCAGTTAGATCTGCCAAGGTAGTCAAGAAGACTGCTAAGAAGGCAGCAGCAAAGAAGTAATAAATTAGATTAACAGGTCTGTTTATTTGACAGGCCTGTTTTTCTATGTTATAATATTATTACCTGCCCAAATGGGGGGAATTAAATTATTCGCTTGAAAGGGGAATAACATGGTAACAAAATACGCTATGGATCTATTCAATGATCCTTTTTTTATTGGCTTCAACAGAGAGTTGAGTCGCCTAAATACAGCACATAAAACAAACTCACAGTCATACCCTCCGTATGATCTTATCAAACTGGATGAAGATACATACAAGATTTCACTGGCTGTCGCTGGGTTTTCAAAGAATGATATTGACGTTTCAGTAGATAACGGAACATTGATTATCAAGGGTGAGATTGTTGAAGTTACAGATGCAGAGGTAGTTCATAAGGGAATCGCAGGAAGAAAGTTCGTAAGATCTTTTGCACTGGGAGAGTATATGGAAGTAACATCTGCAGAACTTAAGGACGGTATGCTGCATGTTAATGTGGTTCGTATTGTTCCTGAAGAAAAAAAGCCTAAATCTATTAAAATTAAGTAGTATAATAGATAACATTCCGATATAAGACTTTAAAAGGTTTTACAACGGATGCTCCTATGAGTGGAGAGTTAGCAGGAGTCGAATCTTCGTGGCTAATAGACCTGAGCAGTCGTCTATAAACTGCTCATTATTCATCTTAAGTTCATCGCTAGTTTACAGCATTTGATCGCTAATGTAGTCATTCTAAAGTATACTTATTAGTATGAAGATTAAACTCATCATAGCAACACTAATCTCTAGTGTCTTGTTTATACCTACCGCACAAGCAGCAGATCTAACTGGCTCAGGCTCGTCATTTGCTTCTAATTTTATAGAGAAGTGCAGAGTGGCATATGCTTCATCTGGCAATAACATTTCTTATACCCCAAACGGATCAAGTTCTGGAAAGAATCAACTTGCTCTAGGTTTGACTGATTTTGCTATTAGTGATGTTCCATATGGATCATCAGAAGTAAAACCAAAAACTGATTTTGTCTATGTACCAATTGTTGCTGGTCCTATTGCTATTAGTTATAAATTAGATGGCTATAAAGGTCAAATAAAACTAACCAAAGAAAATCTAGCAAAGATTTTTGCTGGTCAAATTAAAATGTGGAATGATCCACTTCTAAAGAAGAACAACCCAAGTAAACTTCCAGCAAAGAAAATAACTGTTATTTATAGAGCAGATGGATCTGGAACTTCTGAGGTTTTTACAACTTACCTTAATACAGTTGCAAAAAATATATGGAATAAGCCTGCAAACAAATCTTTTTCTACTGCATTCCCAGGTAACATTAATGAAAAAATAGGATCGTTTGTTTCTGCATCTGGATCTCAAGGAGTAGCAATGCTACAATCAAAGACAGATGGGTCTATTGCTTACAATGAAGTTTCATTTACTAAACCATTTGGTGTTTCTTATGTTGAAAACGGATCAGGAAGATTTGTTAAGCCAACAGTAAATGCAGCATCTAGATTCTTATCAGACTTTACATCTAACCCAGATGGAACAATTACTCCAAACTATAATAATCCAAATAAGATGGCGTATAACATTTCTACATTTAGTTATGGAATAGCACCCGTTGGGTCAAGCGAAGTTGCCAAATTCTTCACCTTTGCCATTACAAAATGTAAGGCTACAGAGTTTGGGTATTCTCCTATAAGTGGGAACGCTCTTAAACTTGCTAAATCTCAAATAGCAAAAATTAAGTAGTACAATATAGTTGTCCCACACAGGACCTTAGTGATGGATTAGTTACCCATTGGATAGAGACCGTGGCGCAAGTCAGGTGAATTGCCTGTGTGGGGCCTAACATTTGGCGGTATAATAATATCAATGACTGACAAAGAGTTGGACCATTATAATAAGCAGCAGTATAAAAAGATGCTTGCTAAGATAAAAGAGGATTCTGGCTGTGTAGATTGTGGTGTTAGTAATCATATAATCCTAGACTTTGATCACATAAGAGATAAAAAATACAACGTATCAAGAATGATCCATGATGGTTTTTCATGGAAGGCTATCAAGAAAGAAATAGAAAAGTGTGAAGT